CTCTTTTTTCGTGTTACCTGACAAATGTATAGACTCATATGAACTGCCAAATACATACAAGTTGGGTGGTCTTTTTATGTGAGCTTGATGGAGCCCTTCCAAAACCTCTCGTGGAGGACAGACCAACCCGGAAGGGTCCCTTTCTTCACCCAATGTTTGTAGGGTTCTCGCTCAAGGATACTCTTGAAGAAAGTATGATGCTTCTCAAAAGTTTCTTTGCCATAGAAGAAGAATTCAGTGTTGGCGCTACTGATCACAGCAACCATCTGTTCATCTTCAACAATGGATTTTGATGGCACCCACATAGTCAAAGACTTGTGGATGGATTCAACCTCGAGGGGGCACAAATATGCTCCCACGTCTTCATCCCAACGCCACCGCCGCTTGAGGAATGACGTATCACTAAGGTTGATGTAGGGCACGCTCTCAGCTTCCTTGTCAGCCATAGTGTATTCCACACCAATCTTGGCCAATTGCTCCTGAATTGCACCATGGTAAAACCACGGACATTGTGGAGCCACACCCATGATGTTGTCGTCACCATAAGTGAAGAGATGCACGTTCTTTCGGAAGGAAGTACACTCTCTCTGAGGATTGAGCACTGTGTACACATACCTCATATACAAGCTGTTTGCGAGTGAGTTGATGATCACTGTGAGAGGATGTCCAGAGGGATTGGTCCCAAAGAACTCCAATAGATCACCATTGAATGCAGTGACAGGGAAAGCTGTATCATGCGCAATGCAGCACAATTCACGCACCTCTTCTGGTGTGAAACCAGCTTCGGCATGCACTTTCTGAATGATTTCGAATGCTGCCAAGACGAATGTTGAAGACATACGCTTGTCAAACTTTCCGTAATCACCTGCAATGATTTGGTCCTCTCCAAAGGTAACCAGGTATTTGCGAATCTCTCCCCACTCGGGGGATTGACACACAGTACCGGGCCCCGCTTCAAATACAAATTTGTTTTTCTGGACCAGACGCACGAATGAGAGTAACCGCGAACGAACAACGAGACTCCAATCAACTGGAGCTCCCGTGAACACGCGAGTTTTCTTCTTCGCAACCTTTGCTAAACTGGTGGGTTCATCTTTAAGATGTCCCTTGAAGACAGGATAAGAACGACGTCCCTCGCGATAGCAAGTTTCAATGTGCTCCACGCGCTCCATGACCTCTGGTTTGAACGAAACCCCCTCAGGGTACGTCTCATCAGGATCAGAAACGAGGAAACGCTTCTTTGTCGTATTCCAGGGATGACCCATCGAGGAACTCTTGTTCACCCCATCAATGAATTTGACACCCGGCAAACCGTTGACGGATGCGCGGTGTGACAAAAACACCAGTTCCTTCTTCCACTCATCACCATGAGACTCCTTGAGCTCGTGGATGATATCGTGCGTGAAAGCCTCAACACATGCAAACAACACATCCTCCTGGATGGGCACGTCTGGCTTGATCATCTCGACCAAGTTCAACTTCCACGGTTCGTACCCGGACATAGCGGGTTTTCCATGCGCAATCTCAACATCAAAATGTTCCTGCATTTCAGCACACAGAACTGTAGGGCACACACTGCTTTTGGGCTTTGCACGGAAACCAATAAGGCTACCATAGCACTTGAGTGTGCCTTCCGGTAGATACCGGATCATACTGCGATGGTGTGGCTCTGTAAGAGCTGGTTCGCCATGCAGTGTGAGCTGGGGTTCACCACCACCGTTCACAACGACGTCCTCTCCGATGAGATTCTCAATCTCACTCTTCAGAGGGACATTGTACGCTGCTGTGTAGTTGTGCCCCAGTGTGTGGATACCAATAACGATTGGTCCTTGCGGTGTTTGAGCGACACCAAGCGAACCACAGTCACCTTTCTTCGTGGGCACTGTACTGTTCGCCATGTAAATGGGCATGTGATGGTTCAGAGCTGTGATTTCAAAAGAATCCATATATTGTGCCTGAAATTGCTCAACATATTCGACTGTACCATCTTCGATGCGACGCACACACACTACCTTGGAAACACCAACACTCGTATTGGCCCAGAACTTGGTGATGTCCTTGAAAGGCGGTAAACACCTGACTCGGAGCAACACATAATCCTTCAAAACGAGCTGCTTGATATCTCCTCGGTTGAATGTGTACGTGACGTTGCTATTGACACCCTGGGAAGGGGTCATGGTGGTGATTTTCATCGTGATTCGATCACCCAGCACACGTGTAATGATGTGGTTGTTCAAAAGTAGCCATTGGCCACACACGAACACACCACTACATTTCATGCGACCACCCTCGCAACCTGTGAGGTCCAAATGGACACAATTGGCCGCAAAGAGATCGCGGATCTCAGCTGGCGATAGATTCGCTCTACTCCGGCTGGCCAACGGCACATCAAACGTGTTCAATGTAACCGTCGGGTTGTACCACACATTCTGTGAGTCTTCCTTGGCGAGCTGAGATTCGACGGTGCCATAAACATTGCCCTGGGGCTCAATGTCACCATCATCTTCTTGTGGTTCATCCTCCGTCATAATCGTCGTGGGTTCATCCGTCACTTCGGTGACTATGATGTCCTCTTCCTCAACGACTGGTTCAGGTGCTTTCTTTTGAGAGCGAGCCATAACATGTTTGTGTGTGCTCGTTGCCAACTTGTAACCAACATAGGTCACCAAAATGGCTTGACCAAAAGTCAACATTTGACGCACGCTGATCTTCAAACTCTTGTGTCGGCCTGAGGCCAGAATACCAAGAAGTTTGATTTCAATCGATGCGTCTAGCAAGGACGCCAACATGCGAAAACCCATACGCACCCCATAGAAGCGTGTAAACCATAACACAACGCTCCAACAGAGGACATTTGCGATAATGTTTGCAAAAATCTGCCAAAGGACAGACACTGCATATGCTGCAAGACCAGCACTCACTGCGCCTTGTGCACAGTCGCACTCTTTGCTAGGCATAAAGCACAACCTACACACGTCAATGGAACGCATGATCTCATCACACTTTCGTGATTTCGCTTGGTTCTCGATGTGTTCAACTGTGTACTCTCCAAAACTTTTGAGGAAGAGTTTCACATCATCATATTCCTTTTGGAATACAGGTTTGGCAATCATACGATCACCAAGTTCAGTGGGCACCAGCTTATACACCTTGAACTTCCAATAATCTGGATAAGAATCCGTGATTGGAGTAAGTTTCTTTGGATCAATGAATTTCCCATTCTCGTGGATATAATCATCCTTGGGGACGACTTCCACAACAAAAGGTAAGCGCCGTTGAACGGCGACTGGGCACTGAAAGTAGTGGGAGGCGTTGAGGTCAATCACATTGGATGTGGCAATAACCAACTCTGCTCGAACAGGTGTTTTGCCTTTGTCTTCCAACGCAGCCTGAGGAGGCACGTATGGAACATTGTTGACCACGTTCAACATCTCTTTGAGAGTGGGATCCACCTCAGACGCTTTCTTCGGAAGGACGTACGCAATGTCGTCCAATTGGATACACCACTTGCTGGAGTCAAATCCACTCCAGTACTCATCAGTGGGGTTGCGAACATAACGATAATGATCATCAACGTCCAACTGATGGAGTTTGCCGTAGTAATAGTACATCATCTTAGAGATGGTGGACTTCGCAACGCTTGAAAAACCATAAAGGAGA